CCATCAAGACGTTCTGGTGTGGCGGTGACTCCGATGAGTAGGGCGTCCTTGAAGTGCTGAATGATGGTGTCCCACGATCCGGCCACTGCGTGGTGGGCCTCATCGATGATCAGCAGGTCTGGGGTGAAGTCTGTTTTGGTTAGGCGCCTGACGAGGGTCTGAACTGAGGCGACTTGGACCTTGTGATCTGAGGGCTCGAAGCCTGCAGCGATGATTCCGTGCTCAACGCCAAGGCCGGTGAGCTTGCTTGAGGCCTGCTTGATCAGTTCACGGCGGTGAACAAGGATCAGGGTGCGCTTGCCCTTTTCGGTTGCGCTGGCTGCGATGGCGGTGAAGCAGGCGGTCTTGCCAGCACCGGTCGGCATGACCAGTAGTGCTGAGCGGTGGCCTTTGTAGAAGGCGTAGCGAAGGCCGTTGACGGCGTTGAGCTGATATTGACGAAGTTGGATCAAAACACTTGCACCTCGCTCGCGCACGCTATAGGATGCGCAAGCACACCGCAAGGGGCCTATGACCGAGGGCATCTCGAACGCTGAATATCACAGTCATCCAGCAACCTCGAAAAGCGATCTCGACCTTGCCCACAAGAGCGCCCTGCACTTGTACGACAAGCTGTTCGGTCCTCCTCGTGAAAGCACGCCGACGTTCGACTTCGGCACGATGTTTCACGCTGCTGTTCTCCCCGGAGAAAGCCTTGAGGAGATCGCGATTCGCACCCCTGATGACTATGACGGCCGCACCAAGGCCGGCAAGGAATTCAACAAGCGGGTCCGCGAAGAAAGCAAGCTGATCCTCAACGCAAAGGACGGCCATGCCATCGATCAGATGCTGGCCAGCGTGCAGAAGCATCCGTTTGCTGGTGGCCTGCTCAACGGTGACTTCAAGGGCAAATCAGAGCAAAGCTTCTTTGCTGTTGACAGCGAAACCGGCCTTGAATTGAAGGCTCGCCCTGATTTCATCCTTGATGACCACTCAGTGATCATCGACATCAAAACAACGATGGATGCATCGTTTAAGGGCTTTCAGAAGAGTTTCGCCACCTATCGCTACCACGTCCAAGCTGCTTGGTACTTGTGGGTGGTGGAGTTAGCTACTGGCAAACGCCCCGATGCCTTCTGTTTCGTCGCCGTAGAGAAGCAGCGCCCTTACGGCGTCGGCGTCTACGTCGCTGATGCTGACTCGATTGAGATCGGCATGCAGGAGGCCAAAGAAGACCTCGCAAAGATCGCCAAATGGAAGGAAGAGGATTTCTGGCCTGGCTACTCGGACAACGCCGAGTTGATGACATTGCCGCCGTGGATGCTGAGCAAGACCAAGCCATCAGAAGTCTTGAGTCACGAAGTTACCTGGACACCTGTGCCCGAATGATTACCACCGCACCTGATCCGATTTCACTCGGCACCTTTGGATGCCAGCTGGACTTCTCTTTCTCTAGCGACTTTCCAAAGACTGTGATGACCTGCCCTGCTTGCGGGGAAGACTTCGTCACTCCATTGCGCATCGAGCAGCCTGCGATCCAGTCCGTTTCGATCGTGATCTTCTGCAAGGCATGTGCAGAGCTTTCGCGCCTTTGGATCCACCAGCACCAAGGCCAGACGTATATCGGCTGGGACCCACGCCCTGTGGAGGTGCAGGACTGATGGTCTATTCAAAAGACGTTGGGGTCGGGAACAAGTCTTTTCTGCTCCAGCTAAAAAAAGAACACCCTTTCCTGTTTGAGCACATTATGTGCAAGGAGTATGGGTATGGACGCGATGAAGAGGGTTACTTTATTTTTGACGACTTGACAGAATTCGAGAAAGAGATGCCGAAAGCCCTTTGGCGAACTATTGAAGAAAGGACAATTCGGCTTGAAGGGTCACAAGGCATAGAGCTTCAAATTTTTGACCTAAAAAGGTATATCAACTTCCACAACGGAAAATATGCCTCCCGAATGCGTTACAACATGGACTACCTCATGATTGATAAGGCGCTTCACAAAGGAGAGTGGAAAGGCTTCTCGTACGACGTTACAGACAAAGAGAGCCCTGATTTCTACTTTATGACTCCTGAGATGTCCGCTGCTGATTGGCGCAAGATCCTGAACGCGATGCTTTGCATCCTGAAGAAGCAGTATCGCGAAGCAAAAGCAGAGGAGAAGAAGCCCAAGCCTCGCAAGCCCCGAAGGGTGCCCTTCAAGGAATCAATGTATTCAACAACCTTGCAGACATGACCCGCATGTTCACCAACCAGCCTGACGGCACCTTGTGGCTTGATCAGATCACTAATTGCATCTACGAGGCCAAAGGTGGGGAATGGTTTGCGACTCATCAGTTTGGGTCTGAGCCTGTCCCGCCACCACCACCCCCTTCGATTCGGCGGACGCTGGCCAAGAGCTGGCGGTGCCTGTTTGGAAGGCGCCTCACTTTCAAGATCCTTTGACCACCCTGGGCATCCGCTAGAGCCTGCAAACAAGCTGCAAAGCAGCCACTGTTCCTCAGGAGATCGGCTGGTTGTAAGCCCCAGATTCATCACCCACTCACTTTCTTTTGCTTATGGCACGCGCTGCAGGCACCCCGAACAAGTTCCGGGTCAACGTTGAGCTTTCTCCTTGGTATCGCGAGAAAGTTCGTGAGCTCCGCAAGGACTCTGGCTTTGAATCCGACGACAGCTTCACTCGTTGGTTGGTTCAGAACACAGTGCAGATCCTTTCTGGTGAGCGCGAGCCTCAGTCCAGCAAGCTTGGCGACCTCCGTCTGCGCATGGAAGGCGCCTTGGCCAGCGTTGCGGAGCCCGTGAATGAGTGATGAGTCGGCGCTAGTACCGCAGCAGCCTCAGCAGTCATCGATCTTTCTTGACAGCAAGCTGAACAACCAAGCGCAAGCTATGGCGTCGCAGCTGGCTTCAAGTGCATTGGTGCCTGAGGCCTACCAAGGCCAAAACGGCCACTTCAACTGCATGATCGCAATCGAGATGGCCAACCGCATGGGGCTCAGCCCCTTGCAGGTCATGCAGAACCTGACCATCGTCCGGGGCAAGCCGTCTTGGAGCGCGTCGTTCATCATTGCGACGATCCAAAGCTGCGGCCGTTTCAAGGACTTCAAGTACAACGTCTCCGGCAGCGGTGACTCGCTTGCAGTTAGCTGCAGCGCCACCGACGCCAAGAGCGGGCTTGAGGTCGTGGGCCCTGTGGTCTCCCTTGAGACTGCGAAGTCTGAGGGCTGGGCCAGGTCCAACAAGAAGTACCAGACAATGCCTGAGGTGATGCTGCGTTATCGCGCTGCATCTGCTTTTGGCCGCTTCTACATCTCTGACCTGCTCTTGGGCTTGGAGAAGGTGGAGGACATGTCTGGCATGGAGATTGAGACCGTCAATGTCGAGATCGAAACGCCTAAAAACCCCTTAGGCGTCGTAAACGGCATGGCCGCAAGAACCGAGGTGCCGCCAGAACCGGCCCCCGACGACTCCGACGACATCTTCTAGGAGCCGACCCATGGAGCGACATCACCACTCTGATTGCGTCTACTTAGACGTTTTGGAGCTTGCCGATCGATGGGGCGTGCATCACCAGACGCTTGCCCGCTGGCGTCGCACCAACAAAGGCCCTGAATTTTCCAAATTCGAGCACCCGACTCGGATTCTGTACAAGCTCTCGGACGTTGAGGCGTACGAGAAGCTCAATCCCAACATGTCCGCAATGCTGCGGCGTGTCACCAACGCTTTAGAGGAGTGACCTTGGACTTCAAGATCCGCGCCAACGTCTACAAGAAGACGACTGAGGACCACAAGCGCCGTTACAAGGACGGCTACGACCCCAGCAAGAAGTATCCGACCCACGGTCCCAAGGGTCCGATCGACATCCCCCTGGATCAGGCCAAGATGCTGGCTGAGTACCTGATCTTTGCTCAACAAACTGAGCTGGAGTACAGCGAGTATCACGGTCAGCCTGTGATCCGCCTTGACCTCTCTGGCTATGCGAGCTCCGAGAAGGCCAACCCGGACAACAAGTACTTGGGCCTGACCTTGTCACCTCACTATCAGACCCTGCAGGCTGCCCAAGAGGCAAAAGAGCGCCACCTTGCAAGTGCGCAGAAACCTGCTGCAACCGGGAATGCTGAGGTTGCCGCCGCTAGCCTCGCCAAAGCAACCGACGGCGAAGTGACCCCCGGCACTTTCGACATCGACATCTTTTGAGGCCGACCTGCCCTCCGTGTGATGCGGGGGGCTACACACCACTTTGGAGCAAGTCATTGAACAAGGTGAACCGCACTATTGAGACCATCGGGCTCAAGATGGTCAGGCTCACGTCAAAGCAACCGGTTTGGATCCTGAAGCCTCCCAGCTGGACCATCCAGCATTTGGAGCCAATCGCCCGGACCAAACCTCAAAGCGATGTCCCTGTGCTTAGCAGGCTTGGCATTTGGATGATTGAAAAGTCAAACCCGCTTGCCAACGTCCAGCACACGACAGGGGTCATTAAGATCACGCTGCCCTAAACCGCCAAATCCGCATAACTGCAAGAACTGCACCCTGCACCTGATGAATTACACCTACAAGAGCCGCGCGACCAAGAAGAGCTATGCGCTTGAGCAGGTCATTGATCTGCCGGCGACAGAGCGAGAAGTCTTGAGGAACGACTTAGAGGACGCCATCGACGGCATGCGCCGTGAGATGTACGAGGAAAGGCATAACGTCGACGAGAACGACAAGTGGTTTCGCGCTGTCAACTACAAGCTGGGCATCTGCACCAGCTTTTTGGATGAGATTGAAAGCGTCGAGTCGCTCGACATGTCGGAAGTCGACAAGGTGATGCTTGTCTTCTTGCGTAAGAAGCTGAAGCCAGTGCTTGGCAGCCAGGAGACAGACCGTATATTTGCGGAATCACGGGCCCTGGCTGCTGCTCACATCAAAAACATCACGGAATGATTGGCTCCATTGAGAACCCTGAATCGAAATTTGGAGAGGGCATCAGCCATGCCCCGAAGAATGTCCGGACTCGGCCTTACAAGCTGCTAGTGGAGGGGCCCAACTTTCCGGCGATGCGCGTAGAGTTGCGTGCCGAAACCGCCAGGCATGCTGTGCGCTACGCCAAGGCGCGCTGGCCACACTGCAACGCCAAGACGATCAAGTGAGTTCGCGAAGCCTTGAGGATGTCTTGGACACCATGTACAAGGGCCGCGCCAACGTCGCGAAGCAGGCCAAAGCATTAGGGATTTCAACCGAGGTCCTTAAGGAAAAGTTTCGGGCATACGTCGCCTTGCTGCCCTTTGATCCGAGGGGCTGGGAGGAAGAAGAGCAAGTCCGCTGGCCTTACACGACCTAATGAGCTACCAACCGCATCAAGGCGCCATGAGCTGTGGCGCACAGATTGTTGTCGTCGGCGCAATCTGCCTGTTCAAGCCATGGTTTTTTGACGGAGGCATCGTCTACTGGGGGGCTGTTCAAGACACAGAATCTGCAGCTGTTGCAGAGGCTGAGATACTTAAGGCCAGATATATATAGGTTGTGCCTTCTTTGCGCTATCACGCTGGTCGAATGGTGCTCAGCCAAGACGGTGATGGATGGCGCGTCAAAATAAAAACCAAAACTTCGCAGGTGTCTTATGCACTTTCTGCAACGGAGGTCGAGCAGGCCGTCTTAGAGGCTGAGCAGATCTATGCGGATGTGAAGTGCATCAACAACGGCCAGCCCCGCTGCATGGACTGCATACACTGGGAAACGTTAAAGGCTGACTGCAATGTCGGCTGTGCAGAAGGGAGGATGACGGGTGGAAGCTTCGCCAAAGACTGCGCCTATTTCTGGGGGCATGCCGACTAACGCAATTGACTGCGGAGACGGCTACTACATCAGTCAGAGCGTTGAACCCATCGGCGAGCCTCGTTATTGCACTTGCAGTCCTGATGGCCAAAGAAGGTATTCCAACGACCTTTGGCAGGCCGAGATCTACATCCACCAGATGAAAGATGCGGCAGCCAACCTTGCAGAGAGTCAGTCTTAACGGCCGCTGGGTCTGGGCTGTCTACTACGCCGGAATGACTCGATATTTTGTCGAGTCAGAGTATTGGCGCGCTGAATTCATTCATTCCCAAGCATTGTGTCTAGCTCCGCAATCCGACCGACTGCTCCCTTGAGAAGCTTGCTCTGATGCCAGTTTTGGCGGGTTAGGGCTACAGCAAGGTTTTGAAGCTCTCGGAGGTCCTCGTACTTCTCGATGACCCTGACCATTTTTTCGAGCTCAAGCTCTTCGGTGAGTGTCAGAGAGGAGCTCATCCATTCCGTCCATCCCATGGCCTTGTCCAAGAGATTTAGGCGTATGTAATCACGCTCCTCTCAATACGGCTACCTAGGCAACCGCCGGCATCACGGTTAGGTGATTGTTGTAGTGACCAGTGACGGCGTAACTCTTTGCCGGGGTTTCGCTCATCAGATGAAAGACCATCTGCCCGATTTTCAGGCCGGGATAAAGCGGGATGGGGTGGAGCTTGCGCTCATTCTTCAGCTCAAGGGTGAGCCGGCTTCCGTGCCAGCCTGGATCGCACCAGCCAGCAAGAAGGTGGTTGAGGCCAGACCTTGCACGGCTTGACTTGAGTACAAATTGCGAGCTGATGTCGTCTGGTAGATCGAATTGCTCAAGAGTTTCAGCCAAGCAAAACTCGCCGGGCAAGAGAAAGTACGGATCATCTGCCGTCTTGGTGGAGATGTCGATTCGCTGGAGCTCTGGCGTCTCAATCACCTCCATCATCAGTTGATTGCCTAGGCGGACATCAAGGCTCGCAGGATTCAGCAGTTCCGAGTCAAAAGGCTGCACCATCTGACTGCGCTCGCAACGCGCGCGGATCTCCCAGTCGCTCAGAACTGCCATAAAACGGTGAAAACGCCACCCTAGTCGTCAGTCCTCAAAAGTCATGATTGGCGAGAACGGATCGACAAGCATTGCCCAGCCGGTTCCGGGGCCCTCGACCTCCCAGCGGAAGAGGAAGTCTTCTTTGGCGTAGTGGACAGCGTTGCCGCCCTTTTCGTTTCTAAGCAGACCGGTCTTCAGGTCATGCTCGCCCATTGGGTCGTGGACGATGAAGAAGTTCTCGGTGTAGCCGATGATCACTGACCAGTGACCGATACCCATTGGCGGCTCGCCCCTGGTGGTATCACCCCGATGTAGCCAGCCAACGCCGATAGGGCGGCCTGCGTCGATTTCGGCTTCGATGAGATCGATAGTGCCGTTTTGCACGAACTCAGGCGTCAGATCAAGGCTTTGCAATACCTTGATGTGGGTCATCACCTCAGTAGTGTCGCCGTACTGGCTCCTCAGGTCGTCGTACTGCTTGAGTGTTTCGATGACGCCGTGATGCTTGGCGATCATTGCCATTGCGGCGGTAAAGCACTTGTACTCGCCGCCTTCAAGGTCCAGCTGGTGCAGGTAAGGCACGCCGAAAGGCACGATCTTTCCTCCTGCCTTCCAGATCTGAAACCACTCAGCATCAGACTTCAACAGCTCAGGCGGCATCTCCTCTTGAAGCAGTTGGATTGCTGCGCGCTGATGGGAGTTGCCGTTGAAGTTCGCGAAGAAGGACTCCAGCCGCATGACCGTAGGAATTAGCCAGTCAAGCAGCATTATTCACGGTTTTCCGGGAAACAGGTTGCGCTCGATAAATTCCACAGCTTGATCGTCCACTGTGTTGTCCGTGGTCTTTGCCAATGCCTTCAGCAGATCAACGATCAGCTTCTTAACAGCTTTTGATTGCAAGAAAGCAAACAGGATTGGACGTACCAGTGCAATCACGCTTTTGCCCTGAAAGTTGCTCGCAATCTAAGAGTTTTTAGATAGCCCTTCAAGGCGTGCAATTTTCTGCTCTGCTGCGTTGAGTCGTTGAAAGATCTCCATGCGCTCAGAACGCAAGTCGTTGTGCAGCTCTTCGAGCCTGCTGGCAACGTTGTCGACGCTGGTGCTTAGCCTTATGAGGCAGTCCCTGCCCTCGGCCGTTCGCCTGCTGTGGGTGTTGTAGCCAAGGAAGGCGGCGGAGATCGTCGCGCCCGCCGCCGCAGCTGCTAACTCAATCATGACGCCCCCAAGCTTTACCCATCATGGCTGACCCCAAAGACCAACAAGACGGTCAAGAGCATCAGGGCATCAGCATTGCTGACATTGTGCGGGTCATGGTGCTCGGCTGGTCAGCCACGCTGCTGACGGTGTCCTATCTCAACATCATCCCTGGGATGAAGATGGACAGCACCTTCGTCGCCTCACTGCTTACTGGTGCAATGGCCGGTTTTGGTATCGAGCGCAAGGGCAATGGCACGCAGAAGAAAGAACCGCCTACTATCAAGTCGGCAACTGACAAGCCCAAGGTTTGATGAAAGCTCTACTTCTGTTGGCGTTTGTGCTGTTGGCCGCTCCAGCAAAAGCCGACATCACTCATAAAATCCAATCCTCTGTTCAACTAACTGTTGACTCAGCAGCAAGTGCCGCGACGCGGATTGGGACTTCGTTTACTACAAGCGGAAGTGGCGTTTCTACAACAGATGGCACGACGGCTGGGGTTGTTGGGGGTTTGGGTACTGTTACTAACGGCATCCCTTCTGTCACTACAGTCACGGCTTCGCAAGCCACCAGCGGCAACGCTTTCTCCTTCTCTCAGTCGTACCTTGAGGGTGATTCCACCTCAACAACTTCAACGACCGTGACCTCTGGCGTCACCGGCTCGCTTCCTCTTTTTGGATCGACCACGACCACTTCTGGTGGTGTGGCTGGCAGCCTTGCTGGCACCGTAGATAGCAAGCACGGTCTAACTGTCACGGCGGGTGGCGCTGGTACGTCAGCCACCGGTCAGATGGTCACTGAAATCACCATCGACTAATGCGTTGGCTGCCGCTTTTCGCTGCCTTGGTCCTGCATTCACCTGCAGCGGCTATGCCAGTTGTGCCAAATTTCCGCACTGGCACAATGACATCTCGCACGGAATCGACTACTCAGGTAACTGAAACCATTCGATCCGTCGACTTCGCCACTGGTTACACCTATTCAGCTAGCGGCACCAATATCCAGCACTCAGGCACCTCAATGCTGCCTGCTGCTGGCACCGTACAAACCCAAACTGTTGACGGCGTATCTTCTTCGTGGACTGGACTCGCTCTAGACGAGAAACCAACTTGGTCAATGACAACCCCTGGAGCGTCATTTCAATTCGTCGAGTCTTACAGCGGCCCTGGCTTGTCAACAGTCACCGAAATTCAACGCACAACCGTCGTCGAATCCGTCACCGATACCACCTCGGTGTTTGGGCCCTAACTCTCTGTCCTGCAGCAGCTTTTGGGCAGGCAAATGCTACTGCTAATCCTGTAGCCAATAGTTCAGGTTCAGTCACCAATCAGGCGATCCAGATGTTAACTGGACCGTTTCCAAGTAACTCATATGGTCCCGCCATACAGTGCCAAGGACCAAGCCTCAATATCTCTCCATTCGTCACTAAAAGCAATTCGTATGCTCTCCCTTACCGGGAAACAGTAAGAACTCCTTACTATGATCCCACCGATAATGATAAAAACGGCGTACCTGACAACCCAGGAAATATCCTCTATTACAACGAGGTCCCGAGCGGTCAGAAAAACAACCATGCAGTCAACTTTGGCATTACTGCCACGGTAAGTATTCCACTGGATGGTGGGCTACAAGAACGCTGTAAAGCTTCGGCTGACACCCACAATGCTCTTCAGCGCCAGCTGCTGGCCAACAAGAGGTTGGACTTTGAACTCTCAAGGCTCCGGCACTGCGGTGAGCTAGCTCAGAAGGGCATCGCTTTTGCGCCCAACTCAAAATTTGCGATCATCTGCTCAGACGTAATCCTCAAACCCAAGCCAGGACAGGTCCTGCCTCATGTCCACAAACTCAAGGTTTCAAAGCCTGGCGCAACGTCCTCACGGCTAAATTCCGCTGCCGCTGCGAAAGCCTCCGCTCCCAAACCGATTCAAGTGGAACCGTTTGACCCCTCAACTTCGCAATAGCCTTCATCGTCTTTTTGACGGTTGGCTTGATCGTTTTGAGGATTATGTCTGCGAGTGGTTTTGCCACCAAAGCAGAGGTCGTAGCCACCACGGCAATCGTGGTCGTTGTGACCACAGCCTCGACAGAAGGGAGCCCGTCAACGACCTTCTCGATGAGCGGCTTTGGCTCCACCTCCGCCTTGACCTCAGATGTCTTCTCATTTGATTCAGGTAATCGTGGGATTGTTGGTAGTTGAGGGGGCGCCGGTTCACTATCGGTGGCATCATCGTTTGTCTGTGATGCCTCAGGTTCCATCGGTATAAATTCATTTGGTACAAACTCCATCGGACTGAACGACGGCACTTGGCCATGCGGACAGAACATGCCAACACGGTCGGGATCATCCTTCAACAGCGATGGGTTTAGCTTCGCGTCGGGGTGGACAGGCACGCAACCTGGCATGTCCACTACAGGCATCCCTAACTGGAGGGTTACAGGGGGCGCATCCGGCAGAGCTCTAATCTCTGGTATGCGGCGGACCTCTGGAAGTGATACAGGTTGGATGGTGACTGGCCTGATTTCAGGCATCCCTCAAGGAGCTCACAAAGAATGTCAGGAAGGTAATCAGCGTCGTAGCCGTACAAGTGGTTTTTGGAGTCGTACCACAGTCCTTGCTTGCTAATCATGGCTTGAAAGTAGGAACAGCGGGGCCGGTTTGGGTTGGCATGTTTTTGATCATGCCGTCAAATTTTCCATCCAGCTCGCCCGTCAGCTTGTCAGTGACAGCTCCGGTGATCTGGCCGGTCATGTTTTCAATGGCCTTTTGCTTCATGCTGTCGAACTGCGTGTAGGTGATGACCAGCGCAGCTGTCATTGAGGTTGACAAGGCAAAACCGATGATTGCCATGCCGTCAAGGATTGGGCGCATTTAGGTGACCATTCTCGTTTGATAGTTTGGGTCACTTTCATCTAAATGGCACTCAGGGCCAAATCCGGTGGCCTGCACCTCAGGGCTAAGGACTTCAAGCTTGGCGGCTTCTTTGGTCGGAGCGTCTGATTCAAAGCTCTTAAGCCAATCCCTCAGCCTGTCTCCAGTGGGGGTCTTTGGCGGCCAAGAGACAAACTTGAGCATCGCCTTGCGATCCTTGAACCACATCGCCACGTCTGGCTTCCAAGCGATGTAGTAGGCACCGTTCCAAGAATCAAAGGTGCGAGTGATCCTGAGGCCTGGGGCCTCGAACTGCTCAATCTTCATTGGCTAAAGCCTTTCGCTCAGCAGCGTATGGCGGCTCGCTGTAGTACCGCCAGAGGTCGTCAAAATACGGCACAAGCCAATCCGGCGGCCAGCAGTACTGCCAGTTCACGGGCTTCATGCAGCCAATGACGACGGTGCGCCATAAAGCGCCGGCGTAGTTGCGAGCAGTTAGTGCCTGCTCCCACAGCTGCACAAAAAAGGGCCGCCGAAGCGACCCTTGGTGTTGGTGTGAGAGTCCCAGCGACAGGACTGCTTCACTCAGTATGGACTCAAAAGGTGTACTTGGAACCAACCTTGAGGCCATAACCGGTATCAGCGCCATCGAACTTGGCAGCCGAGACCTCGGCGTACAGGTTCATGTGGTCAGACACTTTGCCGCTCACGCCGGCCTTACCAGCGATGCCCCAGTCAGAGGTGCCGGTGCCGGTGGCGAGAGCAGGACCCAGCTGCGCATAGAAAGGGCCGTTCTCAACACCCACGTCGAGGTTGAGCACGCCGCCCAAGCTCTGAGCGCCCAGGAAGCCTTGGTTGTACTCGGGGTTCACATACACCTTGGTCTCGGCCTGAGCGGCGGGGACGAAGGCAACACCCATGGCGGCGAAGGCCAGGGCGACAGAGGCGGTTTTGATCATGAGATTAGGTAACCGTCAAAGGAGTTTAGTGGTCACCCCTAAGTGGCCGGTTATAAATCTGGACTAGCTGACGAGTCATTGTCGAAGGGATCTCTCTGGCCTTCGCAGATGACCAGAGCTCTTTTGTAGAAAAAGCAGCCAGTTTTGTTGGCTGCTTCAAGGGCGCATTTAATTTTGTGCCAGTTATCGCGAGTGTGCTGGTCCATCCTGAGGTTGCAAATACGTCTTAGCGAATGCCAGAGGTTGCAACTCGGTGAGTATTCGCCCTAACGCAGCGTAGTCATCTGCGTAAAGAGAATTACCGGACATGTTGCGCTGATACCTGCGCACAGCAGTAAAAATCAGCTTCAGCTCATGATGGCTGAAATTACCCACGCCCCTGACCTCGATACTTCTTTTTATTTTGCCGAGGCTTTGAGTGCTGGCCATTGCCTTGCCGTGTTTTCTTCGGCTTGCCGGGCTGGAACTGAACTGCAGTAGCGGAACCCTTAGCGCGTGCCATTAGCCGCCCATGTTCAGCAGGACTTGAGCGCTGATCCTAGTGCTGCTTTCGACGTAATACACCAGCACGTCAACCTTGGAGGCGGTAGTCGTCAGCGTTGGAGCGGTCCCTGCAGGAAACTTCCAGTAGCTGCCAAACGCCAAAGTTCGGCTGCCTGTGCCGTCTTGTGTGATTGCGATTGCACCACTTTGACCAGCAGTGAGATTGGTCGGATTAGCCAGCGTGCGGTTGCCGCCCAGTGTCACGCTGAAGTTGTTAGCAGTTGCAAAGTTGGGGGTAATTGTCGCCCCATCGGTAAGCGCAGAAACAGTTCCCCGCTGCGCTGCCGTAAAAGTTTGAGCCTTGGCAATTGCAGCCAACGGGAAGCCGCCAGCTGTACTGCCGTCATGGACAACGGCTACATCTTTGTCAGTGTCTACGGTGACTTCACCCGCCGCACCAGTAAAACTTGAATGCTGGCTCGTTGTGCCACGGCGGAGTTGAATCTGCGTAGCCATCAGACAATGCTCCCGTAGTCGGTTGAGCTATCAACCGTTCCAGTAATCAGACCATAATCCTGACTGCCGGGGTTGATTAGCACCATCGTGCCAGCCGCATTTTTTACATACAGCTTGCTGTTAGATGAGTCCCAAGCAGGCTCACCTACTGCAAAAGAACCAGCGGAGGGAGTCGTGCTCCCTCGCTTTAGCCGGATCTGAACAGCCATCAGAAGGTGCCGCCGTCAATATCGAAGCCAGAAACAGCTCCGTTCTCAAGGAACGTCACCAAGTCGCTCAACGCAACCTGAACCATCGCTCCAGCATCATTGATGACCATGCGGTCAGCAGTTGCCAGCGTGGTTGCGGTTGCAGAAGTGCTGCCGTCAACGATGTTCAGCTCAGCAGTGCTAACTGTTGCACCATCAAGGATTGCAACCTCGGTGGAGGTCAGTGCAGCCAGCGCAGTTGCAGCGCCGGTTTGCATTCCCGACAGAGTGGTGAGATCGGCATCTGCTGCTTGAACGTTTGTGCCGATTACGAGCCCGAGTGCGCTTCTGGCGCCAGATGCAGTCGTCGCTCCAGTGCCGCCGTCACCAACAGCAAGGGTGCCAGTAATGCTGGACGCACCAAGATCAACACCGACTTCGGTGGACTCAATAACAAGACCACCGTTTGCCTTGAGATCAAGCGAGAACTCCTCGCTGCTCAGGTCAAGACCGTCTCCGGCGGTGTACTCAGTGTTGGTGTCAGTAGCAGCAATCGTGATGCTGCCGCCACCGTTGGTGATCGTGACGTTAGAGCCAGCAGTCAGCGTCGCTTTGCTCAGCGTGTTGCCGGTGCTGTTGCCGATCAGCAGCTGACCGTTGGTGTAGCTCGTTTGGCCGGTGCCACCTTTGTTGACTGCAATGGTGCTGGCGGACCATGTACCAGAGGTCAGTGTGCCGACGCTAGTAAGAGAGCTGCCAGTAACGCCAGAACCAAGAGTGCTCCCAGAAAGAACGCTCGTTCCATTGATAAAGAAGGACTTTCCGCTTGCAAGATCAATGTGCTCGCTGGAAGTCCAAGCGTCAGTGGAGTTGACCCAGTTCCAAGTGTGATCGGTCGTACCCTTAAGGGTGATGCCACCACCATCAGCAGAAGCATCGCTAGGGCTAGCAGTAGAGCCCAGCTCAATGTTCTTGTCATCCACCGAAACGGTGGTGCTGTTCACCGTTGTAGTCGTGCCATTGACGGTTAAATTCCCGCTGATGGTCAGGTTGCTGCTAACCGTGCCACCACTGATCGGCAGATAGCTGCTGCTCAGATCAGGGATGTCGCCAGCAACCAAGGCGCGGAAGCTGGGTGTGCCGTTACTGCCGTTTGGAGCGGCAAAAACGCGGTTTGCAGTCTGACTGGCAAGCGAACCAGTGAGCGTGCCGCTAGTCGTAACAGGGCTGCCGCTAACGCTGAAGATATTGGGCAGGCTCAGCCCAACACTCGTAACCGTTCCAGTGCTGAAACTTGCAATTTCGTCTTGGACGTAAGCAGTGGTTGCAACCTTGGTGCTGTCGTCACCCGCAGAAGGAGTGGTCGCAGTCGCACTGCTGCCGAGCGCAACCGTGCCAGAAAATGTTTTGTTGCCGCTGATCGTCTGGGTGCTGCTCAGCGTTGTAAACGCACCAGAGCCGCCAATCGCAAGAATCGTTGTGGCTGAACCGCCAGCACCGCCAGTCCCTTCGCCGTAGTAAAGAGTGTCGTCTTGTTCGTTAAACGCGAGTTCCGCGTTTTCCAGTGAAGAAGGCGCCCCTGCTGCTCCACCAGCTGCACGACGCTTAATGCGAACAGTGTTGGCCATGTCAGAAGTTGCCCCCGTCAGTCAGGGTAGAAGTGGTCCAGGTGGCGTCTGCCTTGAAGGCACTGCCGTCGTAATAGACGACGCTTCCACTCACTTTAGCCGTGCTATCGACTTCCAGACCAGATGGTCCAACAGGTCCTCTTGGGCCAGCCGTGACGGCCTCTACAGTTGCGACCTTTGAGCTTGCAACGTTGACCGTTGTGCCGCTTTCTGTAACCTGAACTTTGTTGTTTTGAGTGGTTACGTTGACGCTTGTCATCGCGTATACCCCTGCGCGGTCGTAATCAGACCTTCGAGGTAGTACTCCTTGACCCCATTCGGGTCTTCAAGCAAAACGTCGTAGTACAACTCATCAGGAAATTTGACCGTATCGGTATCAGCCAATGCGATCTTGATCGACCCATTCGCACGATCCGTATAAGTCACTGAAAAATCAGCGTACTTCCTGGTGCGAGCCTTGTTCCAAGCTTGGGAGGTGACGGTCCAGCTGGTCAGATCAATAACAGCGTCATTGCTGTCCTTAAAAACCAGCGCTAACTCGTGGTCAGCGCCACGCTGAACCGTGAAGTTATAGGTGCCAGGTGAAATGGCCATGACTCACCTCCCGCTCCAGTGTAAAGGCGTTACGCCTGTTCAGGCCAAGGGGTGATGAACGGTTCAGTGTTAGCAACCATCGAATCAGTCGCCTCGTCGTACACCTCAGCCGGATTGGTCAGCAGTGCTGCCAGCTCTTCCGTAGTGGTGCAGGCGTTGATTTCACCTTCGCGGGTGCCGCTGGTGGTACGAACTGCAGCGCGGTAAGTGGCAACAGCAGCAGGGATTTCAGCGGTGGAATCCTCAGCCTTGCGCGTGACGTACCAGTCAGACGGTGCAAGCAAACTGCCAGCGATCTCTTTCTGCTTGGCAACCCAAGCGGTCTTCAAACCTTTGTTGATGATCTGAACGCCATCAGCATCCAGCACGGGGTCGCCGTTTTCATCAACAGCAGGCTCATCCTCAAGGCGCTTGGGGTTGCCTTCGCTCCAGTAAAACCGGGTGTCAACCGGAGCAGGATCTGCTTCCCAGGTGATGCCGATTGCAGCCTTTTCATCCTCGCTGGCAAAACGCAGCCAGTTAGATGGGTACTGCGTACCGTCGGCGTCGGTGAAAGGTCGCCCAACTCGAAGAGGCTGACCGTTGATTAGGAATCCCATGATCAGATGGTAGTGGTGGAAAGTGCCCGTTTGATAGGTCAGCGGGCGGTAGCGGGCGAAACACTGTCCCCGCCGAATGGATGTTCAGCGAAGGCGACGAAGATGTAGCTATCGCCCGAACCGTTCAGAAAACCAGAGGTTGTACGACACTTAAAGCCGTTACTCAAGAAATCAATCGCTTCGCTGTAGCTTCCGTTATTTTCTGCCTCGGAACTGTTTGGGTAGAGAAAATTATCTACAACGTTGTAGGTGTTTCGCGCTGCATCCATCAAGAACCATGCTCCAGTTGTGTTGTAACGCTTTACTAGCAACCACGACGGCTTAAATCCTAGATATACAAAACTGCCATCAGTTGATCCATTTCCGGAGTAGCTGCCGATCTTGCTGTAGCCTTCAACTTCGGCAAAAATGTAAGCGACGTAGGTGTCGCTATTCGCGTTTGTTTCGTCGTTAGTGCCTAAAGATATGACAGTGCTGCTGTTGTTTTCAGGCTGAAAATAAGCAGTTCCTGGCGTGGAAGGTGCATCAGTTGTGTTAAATCGCAAAACTTGAGCATCAGTCAAGGACTTATGCCAGACAGCCCAGTGCGTTGCCACGCCTCTGTTTTTAATAATGTAGAAGGACGGCTCCACGCCAAGCCCGTGACCGATAGTGGCATTGTTTGTACCGTTGCCCGTGTAGGTGGCGATGGAGAAGCCAGCGGAGGGGTTGGCAGATACCGTCGAAGTTATGGTGCCTGCGGTGTTGCTTGAGGCAGTCCCACCTGCTTTCCAGTTCCAAGCAACATAAGTTGAGGTGTTGTTGTTGACGTTGACCAGTGGGTAACTCCCGCTATCTGCTTCCTCAACTGTGAATCCATCAGAATCCCAGCTCTCAACGTGACCGCTGTTTTCATCGCCTTCAAACGCTTGGTCATTGGTATTCAGGTTTAGGCCATTAGTCCCGCTGGATCCGCGAACTGAATCGCCAAGGACATGCCAAGTTGCGGCATCACGCCTCTTAATCCACACAAGATCAGGTTGGAAACCGACCCCGGTGAGTGAGCGCGGCGCTGTTCCGTCGCCGGTATAGAGCAAGGTGTTGAAATACTCCGACCCATCCTTAATGTCCGACGCGGGCAGGTTCTTAGTGTTCAGGGCTTTGTAGTCGGTGTCGGCGCTGAAGTTTTCCGCAAACGCCATAAAAATAAGCGTGTCTCCGCTCGTATTCACAACACTGTTTCCAAC